GAACAAGGCTGACCAAAAGCATGAGTTGGCGCTTGCCCGTGTCCAAGTAGAACTACAGCTACAGATGATGGCGCAGGGCTTTGCTGCCCAAGAGCGCATGGAAGAGATTCGTACCGACCAGATTGCCATGCAGACGGACGCAGAAATGACTGTAGCCGCCTACGACCACGACAAGAAGATCATGGAAGAAGCCAGCCGCTGGGTGGTCAACTTTGTCGGTACGGTTCGCCCAATGGTCACGTACATCTTTGTGCTGGAACTGTGCGCCATTAACGCTTGGATTGCCTACTACGTCTACAGCCGTCCTAGTTTGGTAATGAGCATAGAAGACCTGATCCGCTTGTCTGACATCATCTTCTCTTCTGATGAGATGGCAATGCTTGGAGGCATCATTGGGTTCTGGTTTGGCTCAAGAAGCTGGAGCAAGAAATGAAATTGGGCGAAGCTGGCGCTAAGTTGATGCACCAGTGGGAGGGGTATCGCACTAAGCCGTACCTCTGCCCTGCCCACATTTGGACGATAGGTTACGGGCATGTCCTTTACCAAGATCAAATCCGTCTGCCCGTAGTCAGGGTGGAGGGTAAAGACACCCCCATGATCCGCAAAGAGATGCCACTGAAGCCGGAGGACAACCGTGTCTGGACTAAAGAAGAGATCGAGAAACTATTCGAGGATGACGTCGGCCCTACTGAACGTGGTGTTCTACGACTTGCTCCCGCTTTATCTGGTCGTCAAGGGGCTTTCGATGCGTGTGTCAGCTTTGCCTTCAACGCCGGAGTGGGGGCTTTTCAGCGTTCTTCTATTCGGATGAAAATAAACAGGGGTGACTGGGAGGGCGCAGCCGATGCGCTCTTGCTGTATTGCATGGCTGGTGGCAAAATACTACTAGGGCTAAAAAAGCGCAGGGACGCTGAACGCGCCTTGTTTCTATCCTAGGACAGCCAATGCCATTACAAAAAATACTGTTCAAGCCGGGGGTGAATAAAGAGAACACCCGTTACACCACCGAGGGTGGATGGTATGAGTGCGACAAAATCCGCTTCCGTCAAGGCAACCCTGAGATTATTGGTGGCTGGCAGCGTATTTCCTCAAACACGTTCAATGGCACCTGCCGATCGCTTTGGAACTGGACAACGCTAGGCAACCTCAACCTAGTCGGTGTTGGCACAAACACAAAGTTCTACATTCAAAATGGCGGCGCGTACTACGACATTACGCCTATCCGCATAACCACTACGCTTGGCACAGACCCTTTTACCGGTAACGGCACAACGACAGTCACGGTAGCGGCTACAGCGCATGGCGCTACAACAGGTTCGTTTGTTACTTTCAGCGGCGTTACGGGCGCATACGAGGCAGTGCTTGAAGCAGAGTTTCAAATCACGGTAGTCAACGCTAACTCGTACACAATCACAACAACATCCGTGGTTGCAGCGGGGGCAACAGGCGGTTCTGCGGTTTCTGCGGCGTATCAACTTAACGCTGGCCCTGCGTTTGCCGTGCCTTTGACGGGTTGGGGCGCTAGTACGTGGGGTACTCCTCCTACAGTTGCTCCTCCTTCAACAGTTGGCACTTGGGGTTATGGCGCTACATCCACTACTGGCTTGCAGCTTTGGAGCCAGATTAACTATGGCGAAGACTTGGTCTTTGGCCCCCGTGGTGGCGGTCTTTACTACTGGGATGCAACGGGCACTGTAAGCACTCGCGGTGTATTGCTCAACTCCCTTGGCGGTAACGTATCTTTTACCAACGCATCTCCTACGGTAGTAACCTCAACCGTTTTGTACACAGAAGGCGCAGCACTTAAGTTCTCCGGTGGCTCCCTGCCCACAGGCATTACTGCGGGTACTACGTACTACGTGTACAACGTCAACGGTTTAACTTTTAATTTACTTGATACCGCTGACGCTGAAGTTAATACTTCATCCTCGGGCTCTGGTGCAGTAGCGACAATTGTTGACGTGCCGACTGTGCAAAACAGCATCACGGTATCTGATACATCTAGGTTCATTATTGTGTTTGGTTGCAATGACTATGGCTCTGGCGTTTTAGACCCCATGCTAATCCGCTGGTCAGCGCAAGATGACCCGTACAACTGGACGCCAGACCCGACTAACCAAGCAGGCTTTGTGCGGGTGTCGCACGGCTCTGAGATTGTGGCTACAGTCCAGACTCGTCAAGAGGTGCTGGTGTTTACCGACTCGTCTGTGTACTCGCTCCAGTATCTTGGCCCCCCTTATGTTTGGGCGCCTCAACTGCTGGGTGACAACATCTCAATCCAAGGCCCCAACGCTGCTGTGATTGCTTCCGGTATTGTGTACTGGATGGGCGTGGACAAGTTTTACTCTTACGATGGCCGTGTACAAACGCTTAACTGCGATCTGCGTCGCCATGTATTTGGAGATTTTAATCAAGCCCAAGCTGCGCAGGTGTTTGCTGGTACGAACGAAGGCTTCAATGAAGTCTGGTGGTTCTACTGCTCGGCTAACAGCAACACAATTGACCGTTATGTCATTTACAACTACCTAGAGAAAATCTGGTACTACGGAGCAAATCTGGGGCGCACAGCTTGGCTTGACTCTGGTTTGCTTGACTTCCCCTTGGCGGCTACGTACAGCAACAACTTGGTGTATCACGAGAATGGGTTGAACAACAATGAAACAGGAACAACTACCGCTATTGATGCCTACATTTCCTCCTCAGAGTTTGACATTGGCGACGGACATAATTTTGGTTTTGTGTGGCGCGTCCTTCCTGATTTGACCTTTGAGAACGCTGAGAACTCTCCCACGGGGGCTACGCCATCGGTGGCCATGACACTCTACGGCTTGGCAAACTCAGGCTCTGGTGTGACAAGTACAGCGTCGCAGCCTGTGGCTAAGAGCAGTACGTATGTGATTACCGAACAGTTTACGGGCATGATCTTCACGCGTATGCGTGGTCGCCAGATGATTTTTAAGATTAGCTCCAACCAGATCAATACAGTCTGGCAGTTGGGTGCTCCGCGTATAGATATTCGTCCTGACGGCAGACGCTGATGGTAACCAAAAACAGGATCATTACCCCTGCGCCACCCAACTTACCATTGGGCACGGATCAGTACGAGCGCCGCTATCAGGATCAATTTACAAACGTTTTGCGTCTGTACTTTAATCAACTGCAAAATGCGTTTGGAGAATTGTTTGGCCCAGATGGTGGCAAGTACATTGCGTTCCCCCATATTGCTGCATCTGATAATGCAATTCAATACGCTACGGCGGCAAACACCCCCACCATAGTTCAGTGGAGTTCGTTAGATGCGGGCACAGGGTTTAAGCTAAATTCAGACAACACCGCCACGGCGCAGGTTCCGGGCATCTACAAAATAACCTACAGCCTTCAGTTTGCCAATGATGACAACGCCATTCATGATGCGATTGTTTGGCTGCGTATAGACGGCTCCACATCCGCTAACGATGTACCAAATTCAACAACTATTTTTACCCTCCAAGCCCGTAAAAGCGCATTGCTCCCAAACTTTGTATGCGGGTATTCTGAAGTTGTGTTTACGCTAAGAGCAGGGAACTCTGTGGGTTTGTGGTGGGGCACAGATCAAGCCGCTACATCTGGCGGTGCAGATGGTATATACATTGACTATCGCGCAGCCCAAACAAGCCCCATGCCGTACCCCGCAGTTCCATCAGCAATCGGGTCAATAACATTTGTCTCCGCGCTCCCAGCATGATATTATCAAACAACCCCCATTTTGAGAGGCAAAAATGAGCCTGCATAAGTTTGCCGAACAGGTAGCCGCCAACGGTCGCGGTGACGATTCATTACTCGTACACATGACACCGGACGAAGTCCGGAACTTGCAAAAGTTTGCCGAAGCTAACGGCACAACGCTGACCATCAATCCTACTACGGGTTTACCCGAAGCTGGTCTTTTGTCGGACTTGTTCAAAGCTGTAGCCCCTATCGCCCTTGGTGCTTTCTTAGGCCCCGCAGGTGTTGCTTTTGGTGGCCCCGGAT